CCCATGACTGTAGGCGCGGCGGCAGTCGGCACAGGGGTCGAGAACGGCGCAGACCCGGCACCATTATAGTTCGTGGTGCTGTCGTTGTTGTTCGAGCCGATGGTCGAGTTGGTGTTGCCGCTGTTGGTGTTCAGATCGCCCGTGACTTGGGCGCTGGCCGTGGCTGCTAGTAGATAGAGCAGAGCGCACCCATAACGTCCCGCGTGTCGCCAGAGCATAGCAGCGCGTTGGCCGCGTCTGGCATGGCCATGTAGTACAGCGTTTCCGCGTTCTGACGAATCTCGCACTGTCGGTCACCTTTCGGGCAGGCAGTGGTGTAGGCCACCGAGGACACAGTAACAGGGCCGCATCCGGCGACCAAGAGGACGAGGACAAGTCTCAATCTACCACCTCCCTAAGTAGCGGCCCCAGAAGTAGAGGCCGACGCCAGATATAACTATGGTGGTCAGGATTATGCCAGACCACAGCAAGAACTCAACGATTCCCTCGATGATCTCGCGGCGGCGGTAAACCTGCTCTCGTTGTTGCTCCCGCACCCTGCGCTCAATGTCGGTGAACTGTTGCCACGCATCATGCCCGTATTGGTATGTGATGAGTTGCTTGAGTTCCTTGCGCTGCTGTTCGCACTGCTTCTGCGCGGCGAAGATGTCGATGGCATTGTGGGTCTTGCCGCCAAACAGCGTCTTGAACACACCCGGCGGCTCGTCAGCCCTCTGGGCTGCATAGGCAATGTCAGAGACGGCCCTGCCCCACTCTGACAACTGAGACGCCATGTCTTGGATTTCGCGGCCAGCCGCAATGCCCTGCTTCAACAAGCCGAAAGCCTTGCTGCCGACGCTGATGGCAAGTCCTATGCTGGCTGGGTCGAACATATACAGCCCCCAAACGATGACTCGCTCACTTCGCCAAGCTTCTTAGAAGCGCGTCAATCTTGTGGTCGAGGTTGTCGATCCGGGCGATCAGCATGTTGATGCTGGCCTGCACGTCGGTCTTGGTGACGTAGTCCCGAGCCATCTCCTCGCGGGTGCGATTGAGCAGGATTTGCAGCCGCTGCACCTCGTCGGAATGCCCTTTGAGAATCCAGCCTACAAGGGCGAGGATGGCTGACAGGCCTGCGCTCCAAAGCATTTCTGTGGTCATGACATCCTCACCGCAGGCAACCCAAGCCCATGTACAGTGTTCCGGCTCCCACTGACACAGATACCGTGTAAGTTCCTGCGTCAGAGGCATCCCTGTGCCCTGTTGCCAAGCCGAAACTATTGCCATTGTTGAATTCCGCGTCGAGGGTGACACCAGTAAACGCGGGGGCCTGATTGTCGTTATTCAACCACACAGGGGCAAAAATCAGGCCGCCTTGCGGTATGGTAATGCTGGCTGATGCCGGATTGCCGCTGCCGAAGGTCACGGAGCGCCAAATAGGGCTTTCCAGCCCGTAAACTGCGTACAAAGCAGCCATGCTGCTAGAGCCAGTGCTACCAGAAGAGAAGGTGGGAACAGCAGTTACAGTGGTCCCAGTCGGCACATACGCACAGGCAAAGGACGCGTTCCCAGAGTTTGCTAGTTCCGCAGCTACACCGTTTATCAAGCAGGACGACAGCACAGAAGTCGTGCTGCCACTTGCAGCAAAAACGATGTAGCGGTTTTCGGCTTCCGTCGATGTAGCACTTTTTGAAAGGTTGGCGCTGCCGCCAGCAGTTAAATAGGTCACCGTGGGGACGGGCGCAAATGGCGTTGGATTTGGCATCAGGGGGAAGCTCATTGCAGAGCCGCCACATTTGCGAAAGTGAAGCCGTTGCACTTCGTGATGTATACGAAGAAGTCGTGCCCGTTGGTCGTGGTGAACGGGCTCCCAGCGGTCCTATTGAACCCAGACAGTGTGATTGCGCCCGCCGAAGCGTTGTTGGTTATCTGGATGACAAGAGTGTAGTCGCCAGCGGCAGTGGGCTCCGCGAGCGTAAAAGCACCACCGTTAACGATGCGCTTCATGTTTCCGCCTGCGGGAGTCGGAGTGTATGTGCCAGACGAGAACGTCCCGTCGTCATCAGCCGTCGTGGTGTAGCCGCCAGTAAGCGCGTCGTCTGCGTTGGACGTGACCCGGTTGTTGAGCTGCGTTTGTACGGCGGACGTGGTCCCGGAGAGATACCCCAGCTCCGTGTCAGTAACAGAGGACACCGCCACCTTGCCGGAGCCGTCAGAAGCAAGCGCCCGGGACGCTGTGAGGTTTGAAGACGTGATCGTGGTCGCCCCGCCAGTGATCTGCGCCTGAACGTCCGTGCCGATTGCGAGTCCAAGATTGGTCCGTGCGCCGGATGCAGTCGAGGAGCCAGTGCCGCCATCCGCCACGGCAAGATCGGTAATCCCTGTGATAGAACCCCCAGTAATAGACACCGAAGATGCGGCCTGCGTAGCCATCGTGCCGAGGCCGAGATTTGTTCTTGCCCCCGATGCGTCAGAGGCTCCAGTGCCGCCGTCAGCAACGGCCAGATCAGTGATCCCGGTGATCGTGCCGCCCGTGATCCTGACCGAGTTCATGGCGAAGTGATCGGTCAGGTTGACGACCCCAGCAGCGCCGCCTCCGCCGTCAGAGTAGATGATCCCGGTGTCGCCGTTGGCGATAGTCACGGTTGTGCCGGAGCCTTGGTAGAAAACCACCGACTGCCCGGACAGGTTGTAGACGAAGTAAATCTTCTGGGCGTCGTTGGGTGCGATGGTGATCGTGTGCGTCCCGCTTGGGGAGCCGCCGAGGATTAGAGCCTTGTACTGACCGTTGGAGAGAGTGCCGTCCGAGGTGGTCAGCGTTGAGGATGTACCGCTCAGCGACAGGACGAGCGAGCCGTTGATGGCGCGGTCGAGGATGTTCATGTTGTCGTTGACGACGTCACCCCAGATGCCGTCCTGTTCGCCATCGGCTGGGAGTTCAATCCCGAGGTTGTTAGTGTATGTACTGGGCATAGGTCATCCTCACGCCGCGATGGTTGTCCAGATGGTCGCCGGGGTTGGCTCCACCTCTGTCCATGAATTTATAGCATCTGGATCGACCTCCGTCCACGCAGAACCGGGCGAGGGGGAGATCGCACTCCAAGAGGTGGGCGGGGCAGGGTTTAGAGGGTCCCAAGACGTGTCGGGGTTGGGAACGATGTTGCTCCAAACAGTGACCTGACCAACGCGTCCGACGGCACTGACACCAAGCGGGATAACGACCGCAGAGCCCGTGACGGTGACGGAACCAACAGCACCAGAGGCGGAGACGCCAATTACGGGGACATCAGCGCCCGCCTGAGCAATAACGGTACCTAAGGCAGAAACGCCAGAGACGCCTGTGGGCTGGACGAGGGCCGAGCCTGTGACGCTGACAGTGCCGATCTGCCCAGAAGCGGAGACGCCTGTCGGTAGGATGAGGGCGGAGCCTGCAACGGTAACATCGCCAAGCTGCGCGGCGGCGGAAACGCCAGTGAGAATAACTGCTGCCGGAGCAACGACATCACCAACAGCGGTGCCCGCGGAGACGCCCGTGAGGATGACGGCGGCGGGGGCGATGACATCCCCTACGGCACCAGATGCGGATACGCCTACAAGGCCAACTACGATGTCTGCCGTATCGCCGAGTGCCGAGAATGGGGCCGCGGAGAAGGGACTAAAGCCAAACATGATGTCCCTCCTCTCTCGGGTTTATGGCAGTGTATCAGTAACGCGGGGTGTCGTCACGAGGCACCTAGCCCCACACCACAAGGATGGCCTCCCCGGCAATGGCTGCCGACCCCCCAGTAAAAGTTCCAGATATGGTACCCCCCGGAGAGTTAGAAGCACTGGCGATACCGTCTTCTGTCCCGCCAAAGTCAAACTGCCCATTATTGGTCATGCCGCTGACACCAATCGTAACGCTCGGCTCAACGCAGTTCCAAACCGCTATACCACCCATCCCGATGCGACTTGTGAACGATACCGTGGTTGGCGAGAATGGCGTCTTTCTCGCACTGACATTTGTTCCCAGCGGCGCAGTGGATGTCTGACCTGTAACCCTAAAGGTTCGCAGGTTGCACTGACCTGCGGTCGCGTTCATTGTAACGACAAAGTTTGCCGTGGTTCCGCTAGGAAAGGCTGCATAAAAAACTGCACTCGCAAGGTTCCCCGTGCTGGCCTTCGTCATGGCTGAGCCATTTATCGTGCAGCTTGTTGGAAAAAATCCAGCGTTTGTGGTGGCAGACACCGCCACAACCCTATCTCCTGCTGCAGCGCCGATGGAGACAGAGGTGAAAGAATATGACAAAAGATTGCTGGTGCTACCACCGCCACTGACGTAGGCAACGGATACGTTTGAGCCCTTGCCGCGCAGGTCGTCCAAACTGATGGCCCCAGTCGGACGCCCAGCCAACGACCGAACAGCAGCGTCATTCAGGTCCAAGGAAGCAGTCGCAGAGCGACCAAGCTCCGTATTGACCTGCGACATTGAAATTGTGCCTGTGGGCAGTACCATCTCACACTCCCAGCTTGGCTCTCAGCTCGTCGATCTGGACCTGCTGTGCCTTAATGGCCTCGATGAGCAGGGGCACAAGGCGTTCATACCGCACGGTCATATACTGCTCGTCGATAGGGGCGGGAGCCACCACCTCCGGCATGACGGCCTGAACCTCCTGAGCGGAGACGCCGACCTCTTTCTTGACCTCGTACCCGAGCGCCTGAGCAACCGCATTGGCCTCATAATAAAAGCCGGACAGAGACATGACCTTGCCGATGGGGTCGTCGATATTTGCAAAGCGGGTCTTGAGGCGGTCGTCAGAATAGTAAGCCGTGATGTTGTTGGTAGCCCGGATTTCACCAGTGGTTCCAGAAGCAGCGGTGCCGACACCGAAGCTGGTGACCCGAGCCGTCCCGTTGACGTCGAGAAGCTGCCCCGGAGTGGTCGTCCCAATCCCTACACTGCCGGAAGCGTCGATGCGAACGCGTTCTGTTACGTTTGAGCCCGAGAGGCGCGTCCCAAAGGTGAGCGCAGAAGAACCACTTCCAGTATGAACCGCAGAGATTGTGGTCGCCGCATTGCCTCCCGAAGTTCCGCCGTCAAGGCGGATCGTGCCAGCGACACCGGCGGTGGCGTTGGTATTATAAAACCACGTAAGAGGAGGAGCGGTCAGAGTGTTAGAAGCGCTGTACGCTGTGGGGAGGCTGTTTTCTACGTACAGCCGATCACTGCCACTCGTACCACCCACCAACAAGTTCCCGCTGGAGTCGATGCGAGCGCGCTCTGCGCCACCGATGCTGAACTTGAGCGGACCTTGACCACCCGCGACAAAGCCGACGTTGACATCCATACCGCCAGCATCAGCGTTGCTCGGGGTCAACTCAAACGTCGTCTTGCTGGTCCGCAGATGCACATCGCCAGAAGAAGACGTAGCCGAACCCACGGAAAGGTCTGCTGTCGGGCTGCTTGTCCCAATCCCTACGTTGCCCGCAGAAGTGACCCGCATGGTATCAGCAGGTGCGCCGTTTTTTACAGTCAGCCAGTTGACGCCATTATTGGCAAACGTGGTGTCGCCAATCGACGTTGTGATGATCTGGGAGTTGCCGCCAGCAGAGGTTGACATAATGCCGCCAAACACATCAAGCTTTGCGGCGGGGCTACTCGTACCGATCCCCACGTCGCCAGAGGCGTCGATCCTCATGCTCTCAACGCCACCTTCGGTGAAGGCGATGGTGTCCGCAGCCGGGAAGTATATCCCGGTATTTGTGTCCCCTGTGTTCGTGATCGACGGCGCGGCGGCAGTGCCATCCGCAAAAGACGCAGCGCCAGTAAAATCAGGAGAAGCCGTTGGGGCCGCACCAATCAGCACAGGCGTGATGGTGGTCGAGGCAAGGCTCGTTACGTGACCAAAGGCGTCAAGGCTGACGTCCTGAATGAACACAGCACCCGTGTTGTCCACGCTGGTCTGCGAGGAGGTGTCAGCGTGTGAGAGGCCGTCCGTGTCCTGCGTCAGGCCACTGCCTGCGGCCACAGAGAAGGTCGTCCCTGTGAGGCCAATGCCCCCACCCGCCGTGTAAGTCGTGTCGGTCGAGGTGATCGTGAAGTTCGGGTACGTCCCCGTGATCGTCGTGGCACCGCCTTGGGTGAGCGTGACGACCTGATCCTGTGCAGTGTTCGAGAAGACCGTGCCCGTGAGGGCAAGGCCGCTGCCAGCCGTGTACACCGCCGTTGCTGCGATCTGGGAGAACGTGATGTTCGTCGTCCCAAAGGTGATCGTGCCGGGAGTGTTGCAGACGTAGAGCTCACCAGCACCCGTAGCGCCCTGCTGGACGAAGAACGCATCACCCGCGCCAAGGGCATCAGGATCGCTGGGGCCATAGCTGTCGGTATCGTCAGAGCGCGTGAGAACCCAGTTGGTGCTGCCAGAGCCAGTATTGGTGACGACGTAGACGCCGTTTTGGGTCTGGTTGGTCTGCTGGTACACCAGCACACGGTCATTGGTGGCAACCGTCACGCCGTCGATGACAAGGGCGACCTGCGTCCCTGCGTTGGTCAGCGTGGCTCCAACACCAGAGGTGCCGTTGTTGTAGGTGGCGTTCAGGTTGATCGGAGACTCGACCCGCACAGGGTCGTGGTAGTGGATACCTGCCGAGGCAATGGTGTCCACATACTCCTTGGTCGCCGCCTGCAGAGGCAGCGTCGGATCGGCGGGGAGAAGCACAGGCACCGTCGTCGTGATGGTGCTGTTCTCGACCTTGAATCGCTCGGTGCCGCCCGTCTCGATGGACACAGTGTCAGCGGTCGGGAAGCGAATGGCGGTGTTGGTGTCGCCCGTGTGGACGATCTTGTCCGCGACGAGCAGGTCACCGCTGCCATCCAGATAGACGGACTTCGAGGCGGCGTAGGAGATGAAGATGTTCTTGACGCCAACGCCCCAGCTTACGGCTGAGCCTCCGTTGCTCGATGCTAGGATGGTCGTGCGGGCTAGGGTCGGGCCTGTGGTCGAGTAGGTGCCAATACCGACCTCCCAGTCGGTGTCGTTGGTGATCGCGTAGTAGGTCGTATCCCCATTGGCCAGCACAGCCCCAAAGGACTGATAGCCTGCGGCAGCACCTAGCAGGACGTAACTGGACGTGCTTGTGGTGCTCGTGGTTTCTTGGACACGATCAGCTACTACGAGAGCCATGGCACTTCCTTAGCTGATGCGGATGATTGCGTTCGAGGCGTCAGCCGTGGGGAACTGGATGGTGAAGGTGCCGCTGGTCGAAATCTTGTCGCCGCCGAAGTCCAGCACCGCCACCGATGGGTTTGTGTAGGTGTGGGTCGGGGTCGTGTTATAGATCAGCGCGCCTCGGGCGTTGATGGTAGCCGACGTGAACGAGATGTCGTCAAAGTCGGTGAAGGCCGTGGTGCCTGACGTCGTCGGGGTGACGTTGGTCAGGGTGCCGCCACCAGCCGAGTAGGTGCCAGAGTTGGCAACCTCGTTGCTCGAGGTGTAGGCCGTGGTGGTCGCATCCAGAGTCGCTGCGCTCGCGTAGAGGGCGATCTTGAAGGTGTCACCGCCAGAGGAGCGGAAGTCATGCACACCCTCAAGGATTTGATCCTTGAACGAAGTGCACATTGCTTGGGTAATGGCCAAAGGAGCCTCCTATAGCTTGCGAATGGCGTCAGCCAGTTGCGGGTGGCCAGCGTCTACCAGCGCATTGTACACGGTAACGCGGTCGTTGGTAACTGCCTCTTTCATGTAGCGCGTGACCACATGCACGATGGCGGCGCGGAAGGCTTTCGCCTGCTCACGGATGGCCGGGTGGGCCTCGTCAGAGACACTTATGAGCTTGGCTGCACAAAGTTCAGCCAGCTCCTCGGGCGTGTGACCGCGTCCATCAGTGGTAGACACCGACACGACGCCGGGTAAAGCGGACCCCATAAACATCAGCCGCTCCCAGACATCTGTCCGTCGCGGTAGTCGTCCCGCTTGGAGCGTAGATCAATGCCAAAGAGCTGTGCCATGGCTTCCATATATCGGTTTGTGTAGAGCTGCAGCATATCGGCGTCCCCCTTGAGATATGTATACGCTTCGACGAGCGAACCATACAAGAGGGCGGTTTCGGCGTTGGTGCCGAGCCACGAAGTGCCCGTATCCACGATAGACGGCGGGTCGTAGTAGTAATGCAGCTCGACAGTGTATGCTGCGTTTGGCGTAGGCCCAAGGATGAAGTTACCCTCGGTGCCGGTCTGGTCGCCGTCGAACTGAGCGTAGTACTTCGGCAGCCCCTGCGTCGACGGGCCCGGATAGGCCTCGCGGATGAAGTTGACGTCCTTGTCGTACAGGTAGCTGTAGTTCCCAGAACCATCTACGACGGCCAGCGAGAACACCGATAGGAAGTCGGAAGGCCGGGCAAGATACTGATTGCCCGACGTCGTGGCGGCGGTGGCGTTCTTACGCAGCTCGGGAATCTGCACCGAGCGATAGATGCGCTCCTCGGCCTGCCGAACAAACGTAGGGATGTTAGAGACAAAGGAGGTTTCCTGAGTCTCGAGATAATCCTGCAGTGCGGCAGTGAGTTGCGTATAGTTCATCTGTTAGCCCTTGTAGTTGCCGCCCTTGGAAGCAGCCCCCATACCGCGGCACTTGCCACCCATAGCCATTTTGCGCTCCTTGCGCTCCTCAGCCATAGACTCACTGCCCTCGTGCTTCATCATCGCGGCCTTGGACTTGTACATTTCCTTGCCGCCATACTCGGAGACTTTGCCGCCCATGGCCATCTTGCCGACGCCGTCAGCGGCGAACGCGGGGACTTTCTTGCCGCCCTTTTCGACCATCTTGAGCTTGCCGCCCATGGCTTTGTATACCAGCGTCGGAGGCTGCGAGTGCTTCATGGCGCGATCAGCTGCGGCGTCAGCCTCGACCTCAAACTGCTTGTCGCTGCGGGTGCGCGGGCGCTTGCTGCTCTTGGGGGCCATCTTGCTATCCGGCTTCAAGTTAGCGCCCGGATTTTTTCCTCCAGAGGCGGTAACTTTCAACTTACCCTTCATGTCGATCTCCTTACGTTGTGACCACAGTCACGGTTCCAACAGACCCTACCATATCCTGAATAGGGTTCCAAACGGGATTCCAGCCGAAGAGCCCGTTGCCCGGGGCGTAGTCTGGGCGGGGGTTCTGCAGTGCCTGTGGGTCGTTGATCTTGACGCGGCCCAAGAAGTTCTGTGGTTGGTCGGGGTCGGCGATGTCGCGGCCCACGCGGAAGCCCGTCTTGACGCCGTTCTGGTACTCCCAGACGAGGTCTGAGAGCTTATAGGTACGCCCACTGCGGTCGCAGATGCCGAGGGCTTTGCTTCCCCTTGCGTATGCGGGCATCAGACACCCCCGATCATCATCGTGTTGAACGGCACAAAGCTGACCGAGGAGCGGTCGCGATCTTCACCGGCTGCCAGCTCGAACTGCTCGTCGTAAATCTGCTTGAGCGGGACCACCCGATCCATAACCTGCGGCTTCTTCATGGCGATGTAATAGGCCAGACCCGCGACGAGGGCGGGTACAAAGCGCGGAGGGATGTTGGTGGTATCGGCACCGATACCCGAGGCCAGCCCGTCGATGCCTTTCAGGCGGTAGTAGAACAGGGTGTAGCTCTGCGAGTTGTCTGGGGTGGGCCAGAACGTAACCGTCGTGCTCGTCGGCAGTCGCTGCACGAACACCTGCGTTGGACGCCCAGTGGTCTGCTTGTTGGTCTGCTGAGCGTAGGTCGAGACAGAGATGCGCTCGAGCGCGGTGTCCGTCTGGGCGGTGCCAGTCCCGGTGCGCATCTGGTGCTCGATGATGTCGATGGTGCCCGTCGGTAGCGTGTATGTCGTGGTCCCAGCCGTCAGGGCGAGCGTACCCGACTCGATGGTGAAGAGGTTGAGGCCGCGGTTGGCCCACTCGAGCGTGAGCAGGTTCAAGGACCGACGGGCCGTCTTGAGGTCGTAGCCCGAGCGCATTTCGAGACCAGCCCGCTCAAAGGCTTCCTCGAAGAGTTCCGGCAGATCGGGTACGATGACGGCCATGGTTTAGTCCCTGAATTTCGCGGTCTTCTTCGCGATACGTTTCGGCTGAGCCACGAACTGCTTGCCCTTGGCGGTGCCCTCGCGCTTGGCGCGGGTGGTGGCAGCATACTCTGCGGGGCTCAGGGCGTCACGAGCCTTTTTAGGCAGGTAACGCTCACCTGTCTTGCCGGAGGGCTTGCCACTCTTGGTGCCCCAGTCTTCCTTACCCCACTTGGACAAGGACTTCTGAGCGGCGGTCTTCTCACCAGTGTAACCGCCGCCCTTCTCTTTGTAGATTTTCCCAGCGAGCTGCATGGCCCGGGCGGGGTGTTTCCCGCCCATCTTAGCCTTGGCTTGC